CAAAAGGTTCTCAAGGTGCTCAAGGTCCAGCAGGACCACAAGGTGCTCAAGGTGCTCAAGGTGCAAGTCCAAAAGGTGACCAAGGTGCTCAAGGAGCTACAGGACCACAAGGTGCTCAAGGTGCTCAAGGTTCAAGTCCTCAAGGTGCTCAAGGTGCAACAGGTGATACCGGCGCTCAAGGTGCTCAAGGTGCCAGTCCAAAAGGTTCTCAAGGTGCACAAGGACCAACAGGTGCACAAGGACCAAAAGGTTCTCAAGGTGCAAGTCCACAAGGTGCTCAAGGTGCTACAGGACCAACAGGAGCTCAAGGTGCTCAAGGTGCAAGTCCTAAAGGTGATACAGGTGCTCAAGGACCAAAAGGGTCTCAAGGTGCTCAAGGTGCCAGTCCAAAAGGTTCTCAAGGTGCTCAAGGTCCACAAGGTGAACAAGGGGCTCAAGGTGCTCAAGGTGCCAGTCCAAAAGGTTCTCAAGGTGCTCAAGGTCCACAAGGTGAACAAGGTGCTCAAGGTTCAAGTCCTCAAGGTGCTCAAGGTGCTCAAGGTCCACAAGGTTCAACGGGTGCTCAAGGTGCTGCAGGTTCAAATATACAAGGTTCTCAAGGTGCAAAAGGTCCACAAGGTGCTCAAGGAGCAACGGGTTCTCAAGGTGCAAGTCCTCAAGGTGCACAAGGTGCACAAGGACCTCAAGGTGCTCAAGGTGCTCAAGGTGCCAGTCCAAAAGGTTCTCAAGGTGCTCAAGGTCCACAAGGTGCTCAAGGTGCAACGGGTGGAACTGTACAAGGTTCACAAGGTGCTACAGGTGCACAAGGTCCACAAGGTTCAACGGGTGCTCAAGGTGCCAGTCCTAAAGGTGATACAGGTGCTCAAGGTGCACAAGGTGCAAGTCCTAAAGGTGACCAAGGTGCTCAAGGTGCAAGTCCTCAAGGTGCTCAAGGAGCTCAAGGACCTCAAGGTGCTCAAGGTGGTACAATTCAAGGTGCTCAAGGGGCAACGGGTGCTCAAGGGGCAACGGGTGCACAAGGTTCAAGTCCTCAAGGTGCTCAAGGGGCAACGGGTGCTCAAGGAGCTAGTCCTAAAGGTGATACAGGTGCTCAAGGTGCCAGTCCAAAAGGTGACCAAGGTGCTCAAGGTGCTCAAGGTGCAACGGGTGGAACAATTCAAGGTGCTCAAGGACCTCAAGGTGCTCAAGGAAATCAAGGAGCAACAGGCGCACAAGGTTCTGATGGTTCAAAAGGTCAAAAAGGTGCAAATGCATTAGGAACAGTAATAGGTGGTCCTGAAATTGGTCCAAGTGGTGGATTTGCATACTCGGCAACAGACGGATTATTAACATTTACGAGTGGAAGTACAAAATTTGTTGTATTGATGTACACAAGTGGTTCTTCTTAAGAAAAAATAAAAGGTTACAATGATAGGTGGTTTCTTAAAATCTCAACATACTTTATTAAATCTATCAGGTTCTACTGCCGAAATAGGTACACTTCAAACAGGTTCTTCTATTGTAGGTATTAGTATCAATGGTAATCCGTACACGGAAAACAACGATATTCCTTTAAATTGGACAGGTAGCTTTGTTAATGTATCAAATAATCCTGACTTTTCATTTCTTCAATTAAACGAAAACGAGGTTATTAAAGATGTTGGACCAACAGGTACACGACTTTTTAAAACAGTATATACATTAGAGACACCATCAGGTTCATTAAGTACTTGTGAAGATGAATATATAATGGTAGCTCAAAAAGTTGCCAATATGGCAGTTTACAATTCGGAAGATGGTGGTGGAACTTATTCAGACGGATATTATGTTTACTTTGAACAATTAGATGGTATTGAGTGGGGAAATGAAGATGATTCTTTAAATCATTATTTAGTAAGATTAAAAGAAGACAATCAAACATTTGAATATGTACCAATTACTAATGGTGTTGAAGAAACAAATGAAGACGAGCCAGTTTTAGGAATGTTTCCAGTTAGGAGTTTTGATGTAGAAGAATCTGACCTATTCATGGTAAATAGATTCGTAGTACACAACTTCTTTAATGGTGACGAAGATTGTTCAGTTCAATATAATAATGTACCAAGATGTACTGGGTATAGCCCATCAACTTTCTCATTTGACCAATCTGTTCCAAACAATGTAGCAAGTATTTTTGGAACTTGTTACAACTTTAGTGGTGTATCTGAAAGTTTTCCAAATGGTATGGCAATTTGTACACCCACATCTAATTTCAATTGGTATTCAAGTTGTAACGCGTGTGGTGATTCAGACTCTTCAACAGGTAGTAAAGGTTCAAAAGGACAAAAAGGTGCAACTGGCCCTTCTGGTGCACAAGGATTTAGTGGTCCTCAAGGTTCTCAAGGTCCATCACCAGCTGGTGCTCAAGGTGCTCAAGGTGCTCAAGGAAATCAAGGAGCAACGGGTGCGGCAGGTGCTAAAGGTGCTAAAGGTAATACAGGCCTCGCAGGTAATAAAGGTTCAAAAGGTAACACAGGTGTAGGTGGTCAAAAAGGGCATTCAGGAGATAAAGGTTCAAAAGGTAACACAGGCCGAACAGGTGCAAGTCCAACAGGAGCTGCAGGTGCTAAAGGTTCAACAGGTGCAACAGGCCGAACAGGCCGAACAGGTTCAAGTCCAACAGGAGCTGCAGGTGCTAAAGGTGCAAAAGGTAACACAGGCCGAACAGGCCGAACAGGTGCAAGTCCCGCAGGTGATGCAGGTGCAACAGGTGCTCAAGGTGATACAGGTTTCGAGGGACGAACAGGTTCAAGTCCCACAGGTGACGCAGGTGCTAAAGGTGCAAAAGGAAATACAGGCCGAACAGGTGCAAGTCCAACAGGAGCTGCAGGTGACGCAGGTAATAAAGGTGCAAAAGGTAACACAGGCCGAACAGGTTCAAGTCCCGGCGGTGCTGCAGGTGATGCAGGTAATAAAGGTGCAAAAGGAAATACAGGCCGAACAGGTTCAAGTCCCGGTGGTGCAACAGGCGATGCAGGAAATAAGGGTGCAAAAGGAAATACAGGCCGAACAGGTTCAAGTCCCGGCGGTGCAACAGGCCTCGCAGGTGCTAAAGGTGCAAAAGGTAATAAAGGACATACAGGTCCAAGTCCTGCAGGTGCAACAGGCCTCGCAGGTGCAAAAGGTAACACGGGTGCTCAAGGTGCAAGTCCAACAGGCGCAACAGGCCTCGCAGGTAAAAAGGGTTCAAAAGGTAACACAGGCCTACAAGGTGCAACAGGCCCAACTGGTGCAAAAGGTAATACGGGAGATACAGGTGCTCAAGGTGCAACAGGTTTAAGTCCAACGGGTGCAGGTGGTAAAGCAGGTGCTAAAGGTGCAAAGGGTAATCAAGGTGCAACTGGTGTAAAAGGTAATACAGGCATCGCAGGTGCTAAAGGTGCTAAAGGTAATACAGGCGTAGATGGTGACCAAGGTGACCAAGGTGCAACGGGCCTCGCAGGTGCAAAAGGTTCTAAAGGAAATTTAGGTAGACAAGGTTCTCAAGGTGCAACAGGCCTCGTAGGTGCTAAAGGTGCAAAAGGTAATACAGGCGCAACTGGTCTAAAAGGTACTAAAGGTACAACAGGCGATGCAGGAAATAAGGGTGCAAAAGGAAATACAGGTAACCAAGGTGTAAAAGGAAATACAGGCCTCGCAGGTGCTAAAGGTTCAACAGGCGCAGGTGGTAGACAAGGTTCAACAGGTAATACAGGCCTCGCAGGTGCTAAAGGTTCGAAAGGTAACACAGGTGGACAAGGTGTTCAAGGTGCAACCGGCCTCGCAGGTGCTAAAGGTGCAAAAGGAAATACAGGTAACCAAGGTGTAAAAGGAAATACAGGCCTCGCAGGTGCTAAAGGTGCTAAAGGTAATACAGGCCTAGATGGTGACCAAGGTGCTCAAGGTGCAGCAGGTAATAAAGGTTCAACAGGCGCAGGTGGTAGACAAGGTGCAGTAGGTGCTCAAGGTGCACAAGGTGCATCAGCACCCGGCGATGCTCCAAGTGGTCAAACTGGTGATAAAGGACAAAAGGGTGCAACAGGTCCACAAGGTAATGCAGGTGCTAAAGGTTCGACAGGTGCAGGTGGTAGACAAGGTACACAAGGTAATACAGGTGTTGCAGGTGCTAAAGGTTCTAAAGGAAACTTAGGTAGACAAGGTTCTCAAGGTGCTCAAGGTGCAGATGGTTCAGATGCACCAAGCGGTGCAACAGGTCCACAAGGTGACCAAGGTCCACAAGGTGCTCAAGGTTCGGCAGGTGCTAAAGGTGCTAAAGGAAACACAGGTGCAACAGGCGATGCAGGAAACAAGGGTGCAAAAGGAAACACAGGCGCCGCAGGTGATAAAGGTTCAACAGGCGCAACAGGTAGACAAGGTGCAACCGGCGATGAAGCAGGTGATGCTCCAAGTGGTGCAGTAGGTGCTCAAGGTGCAACAGGTGCTCAAGGTGACGCAGGTAACCAAGGTGCTAAAGGTGCAACAGGTCCTCAAGGTAACGCGGGTGCTAAAGGTTCAAAAGGAAACACAGGCGCCGCAGGTGATAAAGGTTCAACAGGCGCAACGGGTAGACAAGGTGCAACAGGTGCTGATGCAGGTGACGCACCGAGTGGTGCAACAGGTCCACAAGGTGACCAAGGTTCTCAAGGTAATGCCGGAAACAAAGGTTCAAAAGGTAATACAGGTGCAACAGGCGATGCAGGTGCAAAGGGGTCAAAAGGTAATAAAGGTAACGCAGGTGCTAAGGGTTCAACTGGTGCAACGGGTAGACAAGGTGCAACGGGTGCTGATGCAAGTGATGCGCCGAGTGGAAATACAGGAGCTAAAGGTAACACGGGTGTAACAGGCGATGCTGGAAATAAAGGTTCAAAAGGTAACACAGGTGCAACAGGCGATGCAGGTGATAAAGGTTCAAAAGGTAACACAGGCGCTGCAGGTGATAAAGGTTCAAAAGGTAACACAGGTGGACAAGGTGCTCAAGGTGCTGATGGTTCAAATGCACCAACTGGCGCAACAGGTCCACAAGGTAATCAAGGTAATAAAGGTATAACTGGAAATGCAGGTAACAAAGGTGGTATAGGAGCACAGGGAACTTTAATGGCAGGTAGTGGTTACTTTGAGGTAACTGGTGGTAAATTAACATTTAAACCAAATGGATGGTCAAGTGGTGATGATGTTTATATAGTAAGGTCTATCGTAAGTGGTAGCTTTTACTAATTAATTTTTAATATTTATAATAAAACAAAATAAAAGTTATGAGAGCAGGTTTTAGATTTGATAGAGATTCCTATCGAGAAAATGTAAACTTCAACGATTACTATTGGTTCAAAAACGCATTTAGCAGACAAGAATTGAAAACTATTGAGGAAATGACAAATAAACTTCCTTTTCAAGATGCTAAAGTAGGTGAAGGTGAACAATCCAAAAAAGACGATTACAGAAAATCAAGAATAAAGTGGTGTCCACAAAATGAAGAATGGGCATGGGTGTATGGAAAACTACATGATTTTATAAAATCCGCAAATGATTCAATGTGGAAGTTTGATTTATCTGCTATGAATGAGCAAATTCAATACACAGAATACTACGGAACACAAGAAGGTGGATATGATTGGCACATGGATTGTGGTATTGAAATACAGAATCAACGAAAAATATCAGTAACAGTACAACTTTCAGATTCACATGAGTATGAAGGTGGTGATTTGGAATTTAACATTGGGAAAGAAATAGTAGCACACAGAGAACAAGGAGCTGCAATTATATTTCCTTCATTTTATTTACATAGAGTAACTCCTGTAACAAAGGGTGTAAGAAAGTCTTTCGTTCTTTGGGTAGGTGGTGAACCATATAGGTAGTAGTATGCGAAAAACAAGTTTACCAACCGCATTAGTTTATGGATGGAATAGATTTGGAAGGTATGAGTTAGAATCCGATGTTTATTGGGAAGAAAACTTAATCGAAAAGGTAGTTATACATTCATATCGTACAGATAAAAATGTAAAAGCACATCTTTCTAAGCACAAACCTGATATTATTTTAGTATTTGGTGAAATACCTCAGAATTTAAAAGAATTATCCAAAAGAACTGATATATCATCTAAAATAGTTCAAAGAGACGAGATATTTGATGATAATGTTATAGCTAACATAATTGTTTGTCAATCTACATTTTGGGCGTGTAAATCTCAAAAAGAAATTTATGGTAATAAAGATAATCCCATTTTATCTATATTTACACCAACATATAAAACAGAAAAAAGAATTTTTAGAACATATAAATCTTTAGTTGAACAAACATATCAAAATTGGGAGTGGGTTGTTGTAGACGATTCACCAGAAGACCATAATTTAACTTGGCAAATGTTAAATCATATAGCAAGTTTAGATGATAGAGTAAAAATATATAGAATACAACCAAATTCAGGTGGTAATGTTGGTGAAGCAAAACATAGAGCAGCTATGTTATGTGATGGTGAGTGGTTATTTGAATTGGACCATGATGATTGGTTAATCTCAACTTGTTTAGAAGATGTATTGAACGCATCTAAAAAATATCCTGATGCAGGATTTATTTATACAGATGTAACGGAAATTAACAAAGATAATTCACCAAGACAATATGGTTATATTGGTGATGATTGGTATGGTCATCCTGAAAATATGTTTGTATTTGCATACGCAGGACATACTTGGAAACAAATAGATGGTAAGAGATGGTTAGTTCATCATTATCCTGAAATAAATCCAAAAACAATTAGATTTAATATAGGAATGCCAAATCATTGTAGAGTTTGGAATAGAGATACTTATCATAAGATAAGAGGTCATAGTAGAAACATATCAGTAGCAGATGATTTAGAATTGATTATTAAAACATTTTTAGAAACTAAATTTATTCATGTTAGAAAAATGTTATATGTACAATATAATAATGGTGATTCTACTGTTGATAACAATAGAGTAGATATTAATCGAAGAGCAAGATTAATTAGAGATTATTATGATTTTCAAATCAAAGAAAGATTTGAAGAACTTGGAAAAGAAGATTGGTTGTGGGATGATGATGCAGGACACTCTATAAAACAAATTGGTTATAGAGATGGAACAAAATATTACGAAAACGAAGGATTTGTAAATTACATAATAGATTAAGTATGAAAATATTATTTACAGTAGGTTATCAAAATAAACCATTCAATAAGACAAATTGGATAAAAAATGGTGTGGGTGGTTCAGAGTATTGTATAATACATCTTGCAGAAGAGTTTTCAAAAAACGGACACGATGTATTTGTTACAGGTGAATTAGATTCTGAAACATACAATCAAGTAAAGTATGTTGACTACACAAGTCTTCAAAATAATCAACACTTTGATGTTGTAATCGCATCTAATTATATACACTATTTCAAACACTTAGAAGAAAAAAATATTACATTTGATAAATCATACTTTTGGATACATAACTTAGAATTTTATCCGTGGTACAATGGTGGTGTATTACCAAATAACGGATTAGACTATCTTAAACACCCAAAACTAACAAATATAGTAGCAGTATCGGATTGGCAACGAGGTAAGTTATATGAAAAGTATAATATCGAAGGTGGTAAGATAAAGGTAATAGGTAATGCCGTAAATGTAGACTTATTTGATAGTATCAAACAAGAAAAATTTAAACACAAAGTAATTTACACATCAGGACCAGATAGAGGTCTATGGAATTTATTTAATATATGGGATGACTTAAAGAAAATAAATCCTAAATTAACATTATGGGTGGCACAACCACCATATACAAATGATTGGGATGATTTAGATAGAATTAAAAAAGATTATCCTAACATTGAAGATTTAGATGTAAGATTTTTAGGTTCTTTAAGTCCAAGTGATTTATACAGACAAATAAAATCATCTGAGTATTGGATTTATCCATCACAATATGATGAAACATATTGTATAACTGCACTTGAAATGATGATGGGTAGGGTAAAAATTATATCAACCGACACAGGTAATTTAAAAAAATTACTAAATAATAAATCCATAATCGTAAACTCTAATGTGGATGCAGGATTGATGAGAGAAACAATCGTAGCTGCATACGCATTTGAAGCTGATAGAGAACAAAATAGTATAGTAAACTTAGATAAGTCAGAAAAGTTTGCAAGAGAACAAAATTGGAGTGTAAGATATAATGAATGGATGGACATGATAAACGATTCTTCTACAAATAATGAATTAACAGAACTTCAAAAAACATTACTAATGGATGTAGAACCAAAAGAAGGTGAAAGATTACATTCCGATTTATACTCATATTGGGACAATAAACAAGAATGGACAAATAAATTTATAACATATTCGGCAAGAACAAAAGAATGGGACTTGATAGTAGATGAACCTTTTGATAGTTGTTTTACATTCCCACTATTTACAGAGGAGTTTTGTAAAAAAATTAGAGAAGAGGCAGAACACTCAAATGCATGGACTGTTGATAGACATGAAAACTATCCAACAACAGATATGTTATTAACCGCAATCGGTATGGATGAAATATATAATGATGTACTAAAAGAGTATGTTATGCAACTTAGCATATATTTATGGGCGTTAGAAGGTAAAGGTTGGGATGATATGAAATCCGAAAACTTTTTAGCTAAATATAAACCAAATGCACAAGGACATCTTTCTATACATCACGATAGAGCAGATATTACTTGTTTGATACAATTATCAGACTTAGACGAGTACGAGGGTGGTGGTACTTGGTTTAGAAGACAAAAGAAGTTAGTAAAAGGTCCAATCGGTTACGCAACATTACACCCTGGCAATATAACACATAAGCACGGCGCAAGGGCTACAACAAAAGGTACTCGTTATATTGTAGTTTCGTTTATGGAAAATAGGGAAAGCTAATTATTTCCATATTTATATACATAGAGGAGAATTAAATGGCAGTAAACATTCCAATTTGGCCTGGCTCAGGTTCATTTACAAGCGGTTCATCAACTCCTTTCGGATACTTTGATAGTGATGCACAATTTCAAAGTGACGCTCCGAAAGTTGCAGAGTGGTGTGCGAAGAGATTGGGATATCCAATCGTAGATGTTGAATTACAAGACATTAACTTTTTTACTTGTCTTGAAGAGGCAGCTAATGAATATTCTTCACAAGTAAATCAATATAGAGCAAAAGAAAATTTATTATCATTACAAGGGTCTGACTTGAATGGTGATTTAAAAGATACAGAAATAGCACCAAACCTAAATGGTGTAGTAAGTATAGCAAAAGATTATGGAACGGAAGCGGGTAGTGGTGGAAGAGTCACAGTATTCACGGGGTCGTTCAATATGAAATCAGGACAACAAATTTATGACTTATCGGATGCAAGTGTTGTAAACTTAGAAAGTGGTTCGGTTAATGATGGTGTTGTATTAAGAAAAGTATTCCATACACAACCACCCGCTATTATAAGATACTTTGACCCATTTGTAGGTACTGGTTTAGGTTCACAACAAATGATGGAAACTTTTGGATGGGGTAACTATTCGCCAGGTGTTTCTTTTATGATGCAACCAATGTTTGATGACTTGTTAAGATTACAAGCTATTGAATTTAATGATTACATTCGTAAATCTGCATATGGATTTCATGTAGATGGTAAACGAATAAGACTATACCCATTACCATCAGGAAGAGATGATGGTAAAAAGGTTTACTTTGACTATACATTAGAAAGTGATAGTAAATCAGCAGTAGCAGGTACAAATGTTGTAAGTGATTTATCAAACGCACCATTTGGAAGATTAACATACACAAATATTAATAGCGCAGGAAAACAATGGATTGCTAGATACGCATTGGCGTTAGCAAAAGAAATGTTAGGTGCAATTAGAGCTAAATTTAGTTCTATTCCTATACCAGGTGCAGATGTAACACTTGATGGTTCTGATTTAAGAAATGAAGCTTCAGCTGAAAAAGAAACTTTACTAACAGAATTAAAAGAAATGTTAGAATCTACATCTCGTAGAGCATTAATGGAAGCGCGTAAAGAAGAGTCTGAATTCTTAGAAGAAACTTTAAACAGAGTTCCAAGACCAATTTATATAGGATAAGACATGGCATTGTTCGGTGGACAACGAGATATGGATTTGTTCAACAAAGTGAACAAAGAACTCATCAATGATATTATTGATACAGAAGTCTATTACTATATGGTAGCGGTTACTGAAACTAAATCTAATTTATATGGTGAAGGTAAAGATAAAGTATTTCACAATCCAATAAAAGTACCATGTTTAGTTGAAAGAAATCAAGCATCACAAATTTCAGATGAATTTGGACAATCATATCAGCGTGAAGTACAATTCAAATTTTTAAGAGATACACTTGTATCAAAAGATTTAGTACCTGAAGTTGGTGACATTATACAATGGAATAATGAATATCATTTAATTGACGCATCGTATTCATATCAGTACTTTGCAGGTAAAAATCCTAAATATTGGGATGGTGGTGACACTCAAGGTCTTAATGTATCTATTATATGTGATACTCATGTAACAAGACAATCAAGTATTAAATTAGTAGAAACAAGATTTGGTAATTCAAATCAGAATGATAATGAAGTACCAGTAGGATTATAAAATGGCAACAAGATACAGAAACGAAGATAAATCAAAACCTCAGATTATACAAACACAATCGTCTACATCTGTTGACCCTAAGTTAAACAAGGCAAAACAAATAAGACGAGATAAAGACAATGTAAAAAATGTTAGTGTTGGTATTTATGATGTTGATTCTGCATTTAAAAACTTTTTAGAAAAAGATGTAAGACCAACTGTTGAGGATGATGGAAGATTTTTTCCTGTACCTGTAATGTACGCTTCACCTGAAAAATGGGCAAGTGCACAAAGAGATGGTTTTATGAAAGATGAAAACGGAATGATATTAACACCCGTTATAGTCTTCAAAAGAGATAATCTTTCAATTAATACAGAACTATCAAAACTAAAAGTTGCACAAAACGAAGACGCACATCAGGCATTTGAAAGAAAATATACAAAAGTAAATCGTTATGACCAATTTTCTATATTAACAGGTGAAGTTCCTAAAAAAGAATTTTTATCAGTAGAAAGACCAGACTATGTCGATTTACAATATGAAGTAATAGTTTGGTGTGACTACATGGAGCAGGTTAATAAAGTAGTAGAACAGATTGTATTCTTTCAAGGTCGTTCTTTTGGTGAAAGATACAAGTTTGTAATAAAAGGTGATTCTTACTCGTTTGAAACTATTGCAGAAATGGGTCAAGATAGAATTACTAAAGCAACAATATCATTGGTAGCAAAAGCATATATTGTACCAGAATATGTAGGTTTAAACAACAACACAAAACGAAGAATATCAAAAGGAAAAGTAGTATTTACTGAAGACCCAACACTTTCTGGCAATAAAAAAGCCAAAAAAAGTGGTAATGAATAATTTTTCCATATTTATATTAGTAGTAAACAATAAATTTTAGAGTTATGGCAGAAAAAGAATTAAGAAGTTTTTCGGAAGAAGAGAAAAAGAAAATTACAGAAATTCAAAGTAAAGTTTTATCTATAACTGCAAGGTTAGGTGAAATTGAAATCGGTATAACTACCTTAGAATCACAATTCAGTAGTTTAAAAGACGAAAAAGACACATTGATGAAATCTTACAGAGAATTAGTTGACGAAGAAAACAAGTTTGGTGAAGAATTGAGAAGTAAATATGGTGATGGAACATACGATGTTCAAACCAATACATTCACACCTAGCAAATAAGTATTCGTTTTCGAAATTTTTGAGGTATTTATATAAAGGTAAACCCAAAGATTTAATTTAGGAGAAAATAATGGCAGAAAGAATTGTTAGTCCAGGTGTATTCACAAGAGAAAAAGACCTATCGTTTTTACCTCAAGGTATCGGTGAAATAGGTGCAGCTCTAATTGGACAAAGTATAAAAGGACCTGCATTCGTACCAACAAAAGTAGAGTCCTTCGAAGAATTTACGCAGATATTTGGTGGATTGACACAAGATTCATATTTACCATATACTGCACAATCATATTTAGAAGACGCAGGAACTGCAACTATCGTTAGAGTATTAGGACAGAGTGGTTACACAGTTGAACCTTTAGTTTTAAAAATTAGTGGTTCAGTAGCAGCAGTAATTCATCCTACTACAAAAGTACCATTTGGTAGTGTTGCGAACTCAACAGGTTCCTTCAATATTTCAAAAGTTACTAACATAAGTGGGTCATATGACAACCCAACAACTGAAGTATCAGCGTCTAACTTCGCACTTTACCTAAAAGGTAATGGTGCAATTACAGGATTATCAGAATCAGCAGTATTAGCTATACCAACCGCATCATTGAACCCAACTGCCACTAATTATATCGGAAAAACATTTGGTTCATCTCCTAAAAATGGTTCGGAATTTGGTTTCTTATATATGAACTTTAAGGCTTTCCAATCTTCTTCGTTCTCAGCTGACGCTAATTGTGATGTTGAAGTCGATACAATGAGAAAGACTGATTATACAAAAGCATACTCTGAAGCAAGTACTCCTTATATTATATCACAAGATATCGCAGGTGTAACTAAAAACTTATTTAAGTTCCATACATTATCACATGGTACATCTACGAACTATGAGTTTAAAGTAGGTATTAGAGATATCAAACCTGCAAATGAAGTACCAGGTTCAGAATACGGAACATTCTCAGTAATAGTAAGAAGAGTAGACACTTCTAAGATTGCTAATTCAATTTTTGGACAAACAGTTCAAGATTCTGATTTAAGACCAAACATCGTAGAAGAGTTTAGTGGTGTAAACTTAGACCCTAACTCACCAAACTATATTAAGAGAGTTATCGGTGACAAATTTATTACTGTTGATGCAAACGGAAAAGTATCAAGTAATGGTGACTATCCAAACGCATCTTCACATATTAGAGTAGAAGTTGATAGTGATTTAGATGCAGGTGCACTTGATTCAAGTCTTGTACCATTTGGATTTGCAAAATTAACCTCACCTTTACATAGTGGACACAATTTACCAGCTCCATCATATGTAACTGACCAAGTTATTGGTACTGAGTATAACAAGAGAGCATTCTTAGGTTATAACTTCGACTTTACAAATACTGATAACTTAAACTTCTTGAACCCATTACCAGATTCAAATACTGAAACTGTTGGTAGTAAGTTCATGTTAAGTAATTGTACTTCTAACGGAGCAGCAATCACATTAAACTCTGTTATAGATGCTAAGAAATTCATAGTACCATTCCAAGGTGGTTTTGATGGATTCGCACCAAACAGAACAGTACTTACAGGTCAAAACATTGTTGCAGGTAATATGCAAGGATTAGATTTATCATCAGCTACGGCTCCTGGTACAATCGCTTTCAGAAAAGCAATCAACGCAATGTCAAATCCTGATGAGTACGATATGAACTTATTGGTAACGCCAGGTGTAATCAATAGACTACACTCTTCAGTTAGTACATTTGCAAAAGATATGTGTGAAGACAGACAAGACGCATTCTATGTAATGGACGCAGGAGCATATCAAGATTCAATCGCAACAGTAGTTAACTCACTAAGTTCATTTGATTCGAATTATGTTGGTACTTATCACCCATGGGTTAAAATCCTTGATGTAGATAAGAACAAGCCAGTCTGGGTACCACCAAGTGTTGTATTACCAGGTGTTATCGCATTTAATGACGCAGTTGCAGAACCATGGTTCGCACCAGCTGGTCTTAACAGAGGTGGTTTATCAAATGTAATCGAAGTTAAATCAAGATTAACTCACGATGAAAGAGATACATTATACGAAAATAGAATTAACCCAATCGCAACATTCCCTGGACAAGGTGCTACTGTATTTGGTCAAAAAACATTACAAGCTAGACCATCAGCACTTGACAGAATCAATGTAAGAAGATTGTTAATCGCATTGAAGAAGTTTATCGCATCATCTTCAAGATATCTATTGTTTGAGAACAATACGGCGGCTACAAGAAACAGATTCTTAAGTATAGTTAACCCTTACTTAGAATCAGTACAACAGAGACAAGGTTTGTTCGCATTCCGAGTAATCATGGATGAATCAAATAATACACCAGATATTATTGATAGAAACATCTTAAAAGGAGAAATATTTATTCAACCAGCGAAAACTGCAGAGTTTATAGTACTTGATTTCAATGTACTACCAACAGGCGCAGCGTTCCCTGAATAAAAAAAATAGATAAGACTATTTATTAGAAAGAGAAATAGGAGAATTAAATGGCACA